CCTATCTACAAAGAACACCAACGATATATGGCATTTGGTGCGGATGCATTGAAAGATACGCAGTACCAAACTATTGATGGATTAGAAAAAGCGGAACGTGAGGAAGCTGGCAGTACTTACGATGAAGCAGTAGCACAGGAAATGGAAAACGCTAGAAATGAGTTTGTTAATGATCCAAACGCAGGCAAATCCAACCAAGAAATAGCCGAAGAAATGCTACTATCCAATCAAGGTCAAATGGAACTTACTCAAGAGGAAGCACGCTTGATTAAGGCCCATACCAATAAGGAACTAGCTAAAAACTGGGCATTGTTGGATAAGTTGCAAAGATTAGATGCGAATAGTGAAAACCTAGATGCAGAATTAGCACCGATTGAACAAGAACTAACAAAAGAGCAATTGTTGCGAAAAGATAAAGCAAAAGTTGATAAAGAGTTAGGAAGTGTTTCAAAAGAACTAGATAAAGCTAATGATGAAATCGATAACCTAAAAGTACAACAAGAGCAAATCAAAGCACAGGCTAAAGAGCGTGAGTTTGATTTGAAAGATAAAAATAACGAATTATCTAAACGCTTAACAGCAATCACAAATCGCTTAGATAAAGTACTAGAACAAAAAGAACGCTTGCAAGAGCGTATGCAAGAACGCATGGACAATAAAGTATTGTCTAAGCAAGAACGAATTGAAAAGTTAATGGATACGTTGCAAGAACGTATTGATGCGGTTCGTGCAATTCGTGATGGTGGATTTGGTACCATTCCAAAGTATATGGAACGTGCTAAAAGAGAATTAGGCGATTTGACATTATCTCAAGCTAGCCAGTACAAGAAATACCAAAATCAAGCAGTACGAGATGGCAAGAAAGCAGATAGTGCATTGGCTACTGGTAAAGTAGATGAAGCATTACAAGCTAAACAATCTCAGATGCTAAACCAAGCAAGAGCAAGAGTAGCATTTGAAAATTCAAAAGCTATTAAGAAATTGCGTGTTAAATTGCTAGACCAATTAAACCGCATGACACGTAGCCAAAATCCTATTATGATTGAACCTAATATGCGTTATTTCTATACACATATGGCATATCAAATGGGATTGACTAAGTACGATGGCTTACAACCTGTTAGTGGGTTCGATATGATGGCCGTGATTAAAGCACTCGATGCAGATGCTGACATCATGGGTGATAAAGAAGCGACTGTACAACTTGAACCATGGATATACGAAATGTTCGATGCTACATCACCTAGAGTGTTTAGTACTCTTAAAATGAGCGAACTCGAACAGTTAGAGGAACTCATGACAGGGATGTACAAAAGCGGTAGAACTCAATATGAGGGAAGTACGCTAATTGATGAATACGGAAATAATGTATCGTTTGAAGATGCAGTACATCAAATCATAGTAACCGCTAGTGAAACATTTGGACTGGATACGGCCAACGTATTCAATGAGTTAAATAACCGCAGCCGTGCAGATGCACTATCCAATACGTTGAATAACTTTAACTTATCATTGTTAAAAGCTGAAACATTCTTACGCAGATTAGACGGTGGAAAGAATGGCCCTGCAGTTAGATATATCTATGAACCAATTTCTAAAGCTACTCAGAAATTTAACGAGTACAAAGAAATTGCGATGCGTAGATTGGCAAAAGATGTAAGTGCAGTATATTCCAAGAAACAACTATTTGATGTTCGCAATGATCACCTCTATAAGGTAGGTGAATTACGCAACGTTACAAAAGAACAAATCATCATGCTTGCATTGAACTGGGGAACAGAAAAGAATAGACAACGTGCATTGGAAACTATCCAAAGTAATGAAGTAGAAATGGAACAAGCGTTCCAAGAATACATGACTGATAAGGATTGGGAATTTGTAATCCGCACATGGGAACATATCAATTCGTTCTATGAAGAGCGTAGTAAAGTACAAGAGGAGCTGTACGGAAACCCTTTGAAAAAAGAAAAAGGTATTACATTTACAATTGGCGGTAGAGAAATTCAAGGTCAATATTTCCCTATTGTGTACAATCCTAAAGTAAGTGCTAAAGTATCTGATTTTCAAACAGAGGATATAGCAAAAACGATGATTGCTAGTAATGCAATCTTTGGTACAGGCATGGGTGCTACTAAATCACGTTTGGATGTAGTCAAAGGCAAGTCCTTGATGCTTGATTTTGATGTTATTCCTAATGCTATTACGGAAGCTATTAATCACGTTACTATGCGTAAAGCAGTAACGGATGTAAATAAGCTAGTTGGTAATAGCCGTTTCCAAGAGTACATCGTTGATAAATTCGGAATGGAAACCTATCAATTCTTGCGAACTTGGGTTCGTGATAACTGGAAAGATGAAGCAGCGAAACTCGATGCATGGGGTAGATTGGTAATGACATTAAAGAAAAATACCTCTACCGCAGTTATGGCTGGCCGTGTATCCGTAGCATTACAAAATGCGTTGAATATTCCTGTTGCCATGTATCGTATTGGCGTAGGAAATACACTCAAAGCAATTAGTGATGCTGGTATGGGGTTCTATGGTGTAGGTACAGCCAAGTACAACGCAACACGTGATTTTGTTTTAGGTCAATCAATCTTTATGAGGGAACGTGTTCAAACCCTAGATAAGGATTTGAAACAAGGGCTATCCATTGAGGGTAAAGGCTTACGCATAGGTGACACAAATGTTGGTGGTTATAAGGCTGAACAATTAGCTAATATCCGTGATGATATTAACCAAATGGGATTTAGACTTTTAACAGAAACTGATTTTGCCTTGTCTATTCCTATATGGAAATTTGCATACGATAAGAAAGTATTAGAATTACAAAGTGTTGAAGGAGTAACGGCAGAATTTGTAGAACAGGAAGCTATTAGTGCTGGCGATAGAGCCGTAAGAGATATATTCGGTAGCGGCGATACAAAAGACAGTGCAGGCATCCAACGTTCAAGAAATGCACTCACTCAACTATTTGTACCATTCTATTCCTACGCTAACACTTTGTACAATATCATTGCTGAGGGTAACTATGCACGGAAAGACCAAGGCAACTATGGACAATTCGTGCGGATGCTATGGTGGACATTGACGGCGCAAGCGCTCGGAATGATGGTGTACAAAGCTATGACAAATGGAGATGATGACAAGCCAGAAGATTTAGCAAAATCATTTGGAGAGGAATTAGTATCGCAAGCTACTATGGGTGTACCGATTGTGCGTGATATATCCAATATGGCGATGAAGTACATTCTAGGTGAAAAGGTATTCAACAAAGGGAATACAGTAATGGCCGCATCAATCGTTGAAAAACTATATGATGTAGGCAATGCGATTGTATCGCCTAACAAAGGTGCTGTTGATGTAGGTAGAAGCCTATCACAAGTATCTAACCGCATTACAGGGTTCAGCGATACTGTAACAGATGGACTATGGACATTAGCTAAATTTGCACTAACCGATACGGATGCAAAACTAGAAGATGTCATCATGGCTATCATGTTTGATAGACGATTGAAAGATAAAAAATCTAAAAAAGATAAACATTAATCAAAAAGGACTACTCAATAATGGGTAGTCCTACTTTATTAGAAAGGGGAAACAATATGATACCAGAGGTCAATAAACCTAGTGTAGTTTATCAATGTGATGGAGTTAATAAAAAATGGATATGGCCGTATGACTTTTACAAAATAGAAGATGTAGCATTAATCATGGTTGATGTAGATGGTACTGAAAGCGTACAAACTGGTAATATCGACTATGACAAAGAAAACAAAACTTTAACATATCCTGCTGATGGTGATCCATTAGACAATACGCACAAGATTATTCTTGAACGTAGAACACCAATTAAACAAGATACAGATTTACCTGATGAGTACCCTTTCCAAAATATCGAACACATGACAGATAAGGTTACATTGATTTTGCAAGAAATGCAGGAGAAAATGAACCGAGCCTTATTAATCCGTGTAGGTAGTGATGAGGATGCAACCACAGTTGCACGTAAAATTGTAGATACATCTACAAAGGCAGCAAATGATGCTATAGATGCGTATACAAAAATCAAGGCCGAAAGCGAAACTATCAACACTAATGCAGAAACGATAAAAACGCTAGGCGGTGAAATCACAGAATTAAGCCGTACAGTCGATGATAAACTAGCGACCAGCAATACCGCACTCAATGCATCTAGTGTTAATGTAACGAAAGCAGAAAAGCTAGTGGCAGATGCAAAAGCATATGCAGGACAAACAACTGTTGATAAGCGTGATATTAATGAGTTGGTGAGTCAAGCACGCACTTTAAAAACTGACATTGATAATAAACAAACTTCTATTGCAAGTAATGCAATTAAAGCAACTGATGCGGCGAAACGTGCAGAAGTCGCAGCCAATAAAGCGGAACAAATCGCCTTGCCTAATGGCGGTGGTTTGATTACAAAAACCGAAGCAGATACAAAGTTTATTCCTAAAGATAGCCTATATGGCATCGTATCCGTTAAAGACTTTGGGGCAGTCGGTGATGGTGTAGCAGATGATACGGCAGCATTCAAACGTGCTAATGATAATCTTAAAAATAAGATATTGTTAATTCCTAATGGCATCTACAAAGTGAATGAGCATGTTTCATTTGATACTGTTGATAGTGTTATGGATATGGGTACATACAATAACATTAAGCCGTTTTATCCTACTGAAACACCAATGTTAAAAGGTGCATCCAACATCGCATTTGTTAAAAACATCCAATATGGTGATGAGGTCAACCAATGTCAAGGGTTTACCTACAACGAGAAAAAGAATGTGTTTGTGTTAGCATGCATCAATGGTGATGGCACAAAACAAAACTTGTACGAACTCAATCCAGATACATTTGAAATCGTAGGAACATATAAGTTTAGCGACCCTGACAAAATGGGCCATTGTAACACTATGTGCTACAACAAATACACGAACAAAATTTATCTCGCCAATGGTTTGAAGAATGGTAATAACCTATCTGTATTTAATGCGGATACTATGACATTTGAAAAGACCATCACATTGAACGAGCGTGTATTTAATATCGGATATGACCCTATCACACGAACTTATGTGAGCATCGTACCAATTAGCGGTCAACAACGCTTACGTGAAGTCAACTTGTACAATGATGATTTCCAAAAGATGAAAACGTATCAAATCGACTACCAATATGATGATTTCAATAACAATGGTGCATTAATGCTTAATGGGTGCATCATGAGCGCAACGCTCGGTAGTTTGGTAGAATGTACACCATTTGGCACAGTTAAACAAATCATTGAGATTAATAGAAGTACTGAAATTGAAGATATTGCATATTGTAATGGTAAATTCTATTTTGCGGTGTTAACAGAAAAGCCTAGTAAACGGCATCAAGTAGATATTTATGTAGGCAACCCAAACCGAGATTATCAGAACTCAATCAATACAGCTAGACTAGCAAGCCTAGATTATTTGAAACTCACAGGCGGTAATGTAAGCGGTTCTATCGTGCTTAACAACAATACATTGTTAGAGGGGAAGAAAACCGATGGACATGGTGTGCGTATTGGCAAAGTATCAACATCTGATGCGGTGGAATTGGGAGACCCTAGTGTTCCTGTATACTTAACTGGTACTACATTAAAACACTATGATGGCACGGATAGTAGCACAGTATTAACTACTAAACATTATGACAAGGCTATTTATAGCAAGGCTAAAGCCGATGAAGTATTTGTTAAAAAAGATGATGCAGGTTCATTTGGTTTTCCTTATTCTAAATTAGATACCGCAACAGATTGGAATACACTCACAACGCAAGGGTGCTACGAAATTAATTTCGATGGTGGTGCTAACAATCCGCCACGAAGTCATAAGCAAGGTATGTTGATTGTATTTAACTTTGGAGATGGTAAGCTAATCGACCATACACTACATACATTAAATGGTGAAACCTATCATCGTACTTTTATGGCTGATAAATGGGGTTCTTGGGGAAGAGTACAAACATCGTTGAATAGCCGTGTTCAATTATGGAGTAACAAAGGTACGATTGAGGTGGGTGTAAATGGCTAATATTACAATAAGTGGTGCTAGTACAGGTTCATTTAATATGACTGATGAAATTCGAGATATAGGGAATAGTAAATATTTAAAAGTTGCAATGAGTGATAAGTCTTATTATGCTAGGTTATCTACAGAAAAGCCATTTGATAATAATATGTTCGTAATTATTGATAATACCAAGTATTTTGTACAAGCCAATCCTATATTATTTGAGCAAATACATTATGAACATGGTTATGACAACTTTGAACAACGTTTTACTGTATGGCTACCAAAAGGGAGATATATAGTTGAATATAATACAATAAGCACAACAACTGATACTTTTACAATACCAAGTGGATTAAATGCAATGATCTTATACAGTTACAGAAGAGGGATTGGTGTACAATTAGCCATTGGAAGTGATGCTTCAAGAATATTTTATAAAGCAAGAGAAGCAGGGAGAAGTCGAACTTGGTTTACATTATCAAGACAGGGAGATTAGTATGATAGAAATCTTTATTCCGATATTTAACGAGGTGTTTAATGTGAGTGAGGCGGTACGCATATCATTGGCTATATTCACAACAGTTATTCTTGTGTTTATAGATACAATATTACGAGTGTTGGTTGAAGCTAGAAATTACAACCTAGCAACAAAGAGAGAAGTTACAATCAAAAACACTATACTAGCTATCCTATGGAGAGGTTGGGCGGTAGTAGAGGTTGATGGGAAGCCTAAACGATTTTTAGTGAGCGGTAAGCTACGAGCGGATATGACTAAGAAATTAGTCAAATCCTATCCGTGGCTTTTTTTGTTGGCCTTTATTCTATTAACCTTGCCAGATGTAGAAGTACCAGTATTAGGCCGTGTTGATGTATTCCTATGCACATTGTTGTATTTAATACCTATATTTATCGAATTGGCATCGTGCGTGGAAAATATGATAGAACTCGAATTAGTAGAAACGAGGTGGTTCAAGCGTGCGATTGAATTATTTAAACAGGTGATAGGGTTCGTTAAATCGGTAAAGGAAGCGATTAAATGATTGAAAAAATAAGTATACGAGAAGTACTGACAATCATCATATTAGG